AGGCTGAAACCCGAGCAGCCGCCGCTGAGTCCGCCCGGCAGGCTTCCGACCAGTCATGGGACGAGGCCCAGCGAGCGGCCGAACTCGCCCGCCTCCGCGCCGTCAACGAGTACAAGGCCAGCGGTGGAGGGGACGTTACCGGCGACGGCATCATCGACTCCCGAGACGTGGATCGCAGCCGGGCTGTGGGCTCTGGTGGCACTGCTGCTGTCTGATCGCATCATCCGACTGTTCCGAAAGGACGACAATGCCCAAAGGAAGTGAATCTCTGTCCGTCGCCGCTGGCGGCGGCTCAACGTGGACCGACCTGTTCCGCACCACTCTGTTCGGCGGCACCGATGACAGCATCGGGGCTTCGCTGGTGACGGTGGAGGTTCTGTCCGGCAGCATCGAACTGCAAGTCAACACCGTTCACAACGTCACGGTCGCCAACCCCGCGTCGGCTGACACCCAGCCGATGAACGCGGGTCGGTCGTATGACTTCGTGGGCAAGGGTGCCAAGACCGGCACGATCCATCACGTTCGCGCCCGCTCGTTGGGCGGGGCGACGGTCGCCTTCGCGGTGCGGGGAGCCTAACGCATGACAGTCCTTGACGCGGTGAACCAGATTCTCGAAGGCATCGGTGAAGCCCCGGTGCTGGTGCTGGACCCCGGCGGCACTTCCGACGCTGCACAGGCCCAGACCCATCTGGAGCGCGCCCGCGTCAACGTGCTGTCTGAGGGGTGGGCTTGCACCGACGTAAGCGAGTACGCCATCGACCCGCCGACCACCCGCCTGACTGTTGGCGGCACCGGCTCGTTCACCTACGGCGAGCAGGTGACTCAGACCGGCACCGGCGCGGTGGGCATCTTCAACCACCAGGTCGGCACGTCGCTGTTCCTCGCTCCGGTGAGCGGGACGTTCAACGCATCGGGCGGGCTGACCGGGGCCATGTCCGGCACGACCCGCACGGTGTCCGCTGTGGCGACCGTTACGCCGGTGCGGATCGCGGTCCCGAACGCATGGACGATGGTTCGCCCCAGCCCCCGGCAGACCACGCGCCTCGCCGCGCTGGGTGGCGGGGACGGGAACACCTACCTGCGGTTCTATCGGGAGGCCGGGAGCCGTCCGCCTGCCAACGAACTGAACAGCCGCAACGACCTGTTCGAGCATCGGGTGTACGTGCGGGCCAGCGATTCGCCCGCGTTCGACACCCTCCCGCACGGGCTGGCCACACTGGTCACGGTCGCGGCCAAGATGACGTTCCAGACGTTCAAGAAGCGTGGCCTGACCGACGCTCGCCTGATCGAGATGGAACTGACGACGGCCCGGTCCCGCGCGCTGCGTGAGGACGAGGATGCCCGCCAGACCAACCTGCTCAACACCACCGAACACGCCCGCGTGCGTGGTCGTCGCTGGTATGACCCGAACATCGCGCGATAACTATGGCTGAACAAACCACCTTCCGCGTCCCCATCTTGGCGGGCGGCGAATCTCGGCAGCACCCGGCGGTTCGCCTGCCGGGCCAGACCGGGGCCGCGACCAACGTGGAGTTCAGCCTGATCGACGGGTGTTCGTCCCGACCGGGCACGCTGATCGACCGGGTGGTCACGGGGTTGACGGGTGCGGGCAACTACCGCACCCACCCCATCGACCGCGACAACGGGGCAGAGCGGTACGCGGTGGTGTACGGGCTGGTGGGTGGCAGCATGGCCGTGCGGGCGTTCCGTATGCCCAGCAACGGTGCTGAGGCGACGGTGAACATCACCAGCGCGGCCCAGACCTACCTGACCGCTGGCAGTGCGACGGCGGACGACCTGCGGTTCCTGACCGTGGCGGACACCACGTTCATCCTGAACACCAAGGTGGTCCCCGCGTTGAAGTCTGCGGATCGCTACACGGTGGAGGCGGTGCTGGAGACGGACGCCCAGGTGTTCAGCCAGCCGGGGAATTACCTCGGGGTGTACCAGGCCCAAGCGGCAAGCCCGACCTCGCCTGCGGGGTTCTGGCGGTACGACGACAACGCCGGGAATGGCACGATCCGAGCGGCCGGTTCGCAGTCCTTGTTTGCTTCGATCCAGCTACCCACGGTGGCGGCTGGTGGTACGCCCGACTGGATCGACGTGGCCACGTACACCGCCCGACCGGCGTCGGGGTTCAAGGTGGCGTTCCGTAAGGCTGGGACTTCCGGTGCAACCGGGTCATGGGACAACACGACCAAGATTCTGACCGCGAGTTCTGGCGATTGGGCGGTCCTAGGCAATCTGGATGTTGGCGACTTCGTTCGCGTTAGCAACGCGGGCACCAGCGGATTGAGTGTTGGCACTTGGTATCGGGTGACAGAACTGCTGGTGGGTCTGTCTCAACTGAGGCTGGACGCCAACGGCGCGAACGGAAGCGGCATCACCCTGTCGGATGTTGGCTGCGAGTCCTCGGTGGTGACGGACTTCCGCGCCGCTGGCGTGGCAACGATGAACGACGTGGCGTTGGAGATTCAGCGTGCCCTCCGGGCCGCGAACGCACCCGACGCCTGCTGCTCATGGACGTGGACCCGCTCGGGGACCAACCGGGCCGGGTACTTCACGATCACTTCCCCGTATCGCGGAACACTGGCGACGATCCCGTCCGTTTACAGCGGTGCGGCAATCGGGGCGGCGGTGTCAAGCGTGTTCGATTTGGCGGCGGCTGGTGGCCCATTCAACCCGACCGGATCGACTGTTGCGGCTGGTGCGGGCAATGCTGCCAGCCGGACCCTGCCGGTGGCGGATCGGTGGAAGCGGGTGGCTGCCAGCGGCCAGACGACCGCCGTGGTGGACGCGACGACGATGCCCGTGGTCATGCGGCGGACGGTGCTGGGTTCCCCGGCCAGTTCGCCCAGCACGTTCAGCATCGACTTGGCGACGTGGGCTGACCGCACCAGCGGCAACGAGTCCAGCAACAAGCCCCCCACTCTGTTTACCACCGGAACCCCCATCCGCGACCTTGCCGTCCACCGCGACCGGCTGGCCCTGTGCAGCGGCGAACGCATCCTGCTCTCGCAGAGCGGGGACTACTTCAACCTGTGGATCGACGACACCGATGTCATCACCGACTCGGACCCAATCGACGTGGGGCCGAACTCGTCGCAGGTGGCAGACTTCCGGCGGCTGGTCCCGTTCCGGCGGGCGTTGCTCGCGGTCGGACCCGGCCAGCAATACGAACTGTCCTCCCCGGACATCCTCTCCCCCACCACCGCTTCGCTGGTCCAGACGACCGGGCTCCGGCTGCTGGACGTGGAGCCGAGCGTGCTGGGGTCGCGGGTGTACCTGTTCGGGCTCAACCCGCAGGGAACGATGTTCGAGTATTTCTACGACGACGCCAACGTGCTGTCGTCCTCGGCGGACCTGACCGTCCACTGTTCCGGGCTGCTGCCCGCCACGGTTCGCACCCTGGCGGCGGATCCGTCCACGAACACGGTTCTGGTGCTGCCCAACGGCACCGGCTCGACGGTGTACGCCTACCGCTCGTTCTGGCTGGGCTCCCGCAAGGAGCAGTCCGCTTGGGCGACGTGGACGCTGGGTGGTTCCGCCCGCATCGCGGACGTGAGCGTGCTGGGCGAGGAAGCGGTCGCGCTGGTGGAGACGGCCGGGCAGTTCACCATCCAGCGGTGGCCCATGCGGGAGCGGCTGTCCCCGTTCTCCCCGTCGTTGGACGCTCGCGTGACCCTGACCGGCGGATCGTTCTCCGGCAGCAACACCACCTGGACCCTGCCCGGTTCGGTGTCGGATTCGACGCTGGACCGCGTGGTCGCCAACGGGATCGTGTACCCCACGACTCGCCCGTCCGCTGTTCAGATCAGGGTGTCCGGTGTAGACCTGTCCGCAGGGTCGCACGTTGGTGGGCGTTCATTCGCGTCCACTGTTGAGTTGTCGCGCCCATACTTGCGGAACATAGAGGGATTCGCAGATTTGTCGGCCAACACGACGCTCCGCGAGTTTACCTTCGCGTTCCAGAACAGCGGGGATTTCGTGATCCGGGCGGTGACTCCGCTCAGGGCCGACCGCACGCGGACGTTCACGGCCCCGGCCGGGACTGTCTCGACGGGGCAAATCACGTTCTGGATCAGCGGCGATCCAGAGCAGACCAAGGTGTTTCTGGAGAGCTTGGCCGGTGGTGGCCGTCCGTTCTCCATTGTGTCCTATACGGGAACGATGGACGCGGTTCCACTACAGAGGTGAACATATGGGCGGAACAATGGCGATCGCGCAGGGCATCATCGGGGCAAGCCAAGCCTCGGCTGCGAACGATGCTATCGGCAATGCGGTCAACAACCAGCGACGGGCGTTGATGATCCAGCAAGCCCAGTTGACGGCGCAGAACGCTCAACAGAAGCAGAACGAACTGGAATCCAGGCGGAGGGCATTAGGTCGGCTACGGGCGGCATCGGCGTTGGCCGGTCTGTCTGCGGCGGGCACGCCTGACGCGCTGGCCGGGGCGGAGGTTGCCGCTGCTGCGGCAGACCAGAACACCCTTAGTCAGAACGTCCGCATGGCCCTCCAGTCGGCGGGTAGCCAGACGGCGGCGAACATCGACGGGCTGAACAGCCGTCGTCAGTCGGTATTCTTGTCTGCTTTCCAAGGTGCCATGAATGGCATGTCACAGGGGATGCAGATCAGTTCCGGCATCAACTCGGCTATGGGAGGCCCGTAATGAGCAGCTTCGGCGGACGGTTCGGCGGCCTGACGCTGCCTCCCAACGCGATTGAGACTTCGGCCCCTGAGTCGGGGACGCGGCGGACGGGCGGAAGCCTGCCCACGCCGGACGGCCCTCGGGTCGGCCTGACGGCTCCGGGCGTGACGGCGAGCAATGGGGACTTCTCGGCCGCCCAGCGGGCCGCAGACCTCGCGCAAGCCCTGTCAGGTCTGGCGGGTGCCGTGGGCATGGCCGGTCAGGTGGCTGCCCAGGAGCGTGCCCAGACCGAAGCGGAGGCCCGCCGTACCGAGGCTGAGGATGACGCGGCCGAGGCGTTGATGCGAGCGCAGGGCGTGACCGCCGCCCAGAACGAACTTCCCCGGATCGCGGCGGACATTGCCGCTGGCCGGATCGCCCGTCAGGGCGAAGAGACTGACGAGCAGTTGATCGAGCGGGTGATGGCCGAACGCACCGCCAACATGAGTGAGGCGGAGGCGATTGGCTACCGGGCGCGGGCGACCCCCGTGCTGCTGGAGAACTCGATCCGCGCCACCGAAGAAGCGGCCAAGACCGCCAGCGTGGAGATTGGCCAGCAGATGAACGATCTGGCCATGAGCGGGGCAATGAGCAACGACCGTGGCCTGATTGACATGGCTGTCAAGGGCTACATGGCGACGTTCCGCGTGTCGCAGGCTGAAGCCGAAAAGGAGGTGATCATTCCTGCCATGATGCGAGCGGCGGAACTCGGTCAGGAAAACGTGGTCCAAAATCTGACGGCGGTGATCGGGCCGGATCGGTTCATGGCGGAGCAGGCTTTGGTCAGGGCCAAACTGGACGACGTTGCTGCCCGAAGGGAGAACCAGCAGTCCACCCAGTTCCGCGAGGCGGTCGCTGGAATCCAGAATCAGTATTCCACAGGAGCGATATCGCTTGGAAGCGTTGTTGAGTTCTACAACGACGCTCGCCGGTCTGGCCAGAGCGAGATCGCCCTTCGCCCCATCGCGGAGCAGATCGAGCGCGGCATCGCCACTGAAACCCGCGACTTGGAAGATCGTGCTCAGCAATCCCAGTTGAACGCCGCCAAGGCGAACACCGAGTCGTTATTCGACACCCTTGTCAGCGGGACCGGATGGGCATCACTCCCGCCGAAGGTGCAGATGATGACGAGCAACGGCGAACCCGTGCTTGACAGCAACGGGCAACCTCGCATGGTTGACAGCAGCGAATACATCGCCGCCGCCGTGGACCGACGCGGGCGTGCGATTCTCAGCGACCAGAGCGTCCCCCCGGCGGAGCGGGCGGTTCGGCTGAACACTTGGTTGTCTACGACCGGGCTCAGGTGGGATGGCCTTGCCAACTTGATCTCCGCTGGCGCAAACGCCCAGTTGGGAACGACCGACCAGCCCGGCAACCCCGAGTCTGCGAAGTCGTTTACGAACTCGTTCCGCATCTTCAACTCGCTTGGCCCCGCCGTGCAGACGGCACACAGCAGCGAGCCTCAGCAGAAGTTGTTCCGGGCGGTTGCCGAACGGATCAACGCCTCCACGCCGATCACGCCCGCCGGGCTTGCCAATGTGCCCGATGACCAGGTGGTTGCCGCTTGGCGTCAGGTGGCCGAGGCGAAGGCCCGTGGCGTGGACTTCAACCTCAAGCCTGAGAAGCTGGACAATGCCGTCCGGGAACTGACCAACACCAGTTGGGCACTGGCCTTCTGGAAGCCCGACGACGCCAACCAGACGGACTATGTTCGTTCGGCACTGTCGCGCGAGTTCAACGCCAAGCGTCTCGGCTTCGACAACGACGAATCGGCGTTAGCCGCTGCCGTCAAGACGATGCAGGAGAACTACCGGCTGGTCGGACCCGACCTTGCCCTGGTCAATGACCCGCGAATCAAGGGCGGTGCAGACGCGAAGGCTGCTTTGTTCAATCGCGTCGGCACGTCGATGGCCAAGCAGTTCCTCAAGGACAACCCGCCATTCTCTCGCAGCAACGGCGGACTTACCCACAAGGACTTCTATCTCACCCCGGTTGGCGATGGGAACATCACCGACCAGTGGCAGTTGGTGTACCGCACCGACGAGAACCAGTTTGGCACGACCGGCCGGATGGTCACGATTGGCGACTTGAACGCCCTGCTGGGCGGCCAGAGTGCCGACCGTTACGTTGCGTTGCAGGACGCCAAGGAAGCCGAGCGCGAGCGTCGGGTGTATCAGGCCGCCCTTCGCGGGCCGACCCCGGCCGAACTGTCTCAGAAAATTGTCGACGCCCGCAATCGTGCGGAAGAAGCACGACGCGACTCCCTCCGTCCGCGACCGGCCGATGAGCCGTACATCCGCGCCCTCAACCGACCGCAACCATGAGCGACCCGTTTCTCCCCCGCACCCGCATCGCCCCTCAGTTCGGCGGCCCAGGAGCGGCGACGGTCATCCCGGAAGAGACTCCCGAAACCAGCATCTTCAACTTCCGCATCTCGGATTGGTGGCAGACCACCAGTGCGAACGCGGCGTCGAGCATGTTGAGCCGGATGTTCGTCGAGGACGACAACCAGCCGGTGCCGTGGAAGACCGACGAGGAATTCTTCAAGTACGCAGAGGGTGTTCCGCCGGAGGCGTTTGAATCGCTCCGGCAGGCCCCCAGCAAGCGAGAGGCTGACTACTGGCGGAACGAGTTCATCCAAACGCGCGAATCCAAAGAGCGGATGATGTCCGCTGGCTTCGCCGGTGAGATGCTGAACTCCGGCCTGTCATTCATCGACCCTGTGAACGTCGTGGCATTGGCGGTCCCGCTTGGCCGAGCCGCGACGGCCATGCGTTCCCTGACGCGAGCGGGCCGCCTTTCGCTGTTGCTGCGGGAAGGTGCCATTGGTGGCACCGTGAACCTTGCTGCCGAATCGCTCCGGGCTGCCTACGACCCGACGCTTGACAACTCGGCCCTGGCCACCGCCTTCGCCTCCGGTGCGGCGGCGGGTATCACCGGGCCGCTCGGCCAGAACCTATCCCGTGGCGGTCGCTTCGCCCTGACCGGCGGTGGTCAGTTCGCCGCCGTGGGTGGTGTGGGTGTCGCCTCCGGGCAAAGCGTGGGTGACGCTGCCTCCGCCGCTGCGATGGCGATGATCGTCGGCGGTTCGCTGGCGGCCTTGCCCCCGACCGTGCGGTCGCAGATCGAGGCGCGTCTGAGCGAGGTTCCGCTGGTCGTGGCGGGTGACGATGCCCGTGCGGCTGGCTTGCCGCTCACGCCCGAGGGTGAGCAGCGGACGACGTTCAAGCCGGGGAAGGTGGAGCAGTTCGACAACTTTGTCGAGGCCCGTCTGTCCCGCGTGGCCAACGCGGTGCTGGACACCAACGAGACGCAGACGTTCACGCTTGGCCCCGACCTGAGCCGCGTGGTCGTCAACCGCGTCCGGCGGGCGTTCCCGAACACCGAGCGGCAGGTCGCTGGCTTGGCCGAGATCGACATTCCGAACGCGACCATGCGTGCTGGCAAGGACGCCCTGCTGTCTGGAACTTTTCCGCTTGGCGATCTTCGGTACGTGCCCGAGGACTTCCAAGTCCGTGTCGGCGAGGACAACGGGAAGGTGGTGATCGAGTTCGGTGATCGGTGGGCGAACAGCACCCCCGAGAAGCGTGCCGAAGAGATCGACCTGCTGTACGGCCGGACGGCGGCTGCCGACCTGATTCTCAAGCGTGCGGCCGAAGGGGCGACCGAAGTGTCCGCCCGCGACCTGTACCTCGGCATGGGCCTGAACAGCATCTTTGATGCTCGCACGGTCCTGACCAACCTGATCCGGTCGGTTGACGAAAACATCCTGATCCGCAACGTGCTGGATGACACTCCGGGCAACGTGCTGATCGACCCGGCGGACATGAACATCCCCCCCGCCCTCGACCCGACCCAGCCCACCCTCTTCGACGCCTACTCCGACAGCACGCCTCCGCCTCCGCCCGCCAACGACGGACCCGCCGTGGCCGTGGGTGCCACCACGCCCGGCCAGACGATCTCCACCGTGGACCGCGCGGTCGAACCGGGCGACTTCGTGGCGACGGAGATGCGGGCGGCTGCCCCTGCCCGTCCCCTGAACGCACCCCGCTGGGACTTTGCGTATCAGGTCGGCACTTCGCTGGTGGACGACGTGCGGGAACTCGGCACGATGCTGTTCTCCGACTCGCTTGTTCGAGCGGACGGCACGGTGAATATGTCCTCCGCTGCGGATTCGTGGGTCCGCCAGAACGTCCAGAAGCGGGAGATCGCGCACGCCCGGTCGATGGATGAGGCGTTCAACGATTGGAGCCAGCAGCAGGCGGCGACCGGCCGTGGCCGCGTGGACCTGATGTTCCGGGGCCGCCGCGAGTTCAACCAAGAGGTTGCCAAGGCCGCCCGTCGTCAGCCCGGCCAGTACACCCAGAACCCGGCGATCAACAAGGCCGCCGATGCGGTTCGGCGTGAACTGAGCGAACTTCTCAACCTCCAGCAGCGGCACCTTGTCGCGGGCATGGAGAGTGTCAACCCCAACGACAACTACGTCCATCGCGTGTACAACCTCACGCGGACGATGGAAGCGATCAACCGGCACGGGATGGACAACGTGGTCCAGTTGTTCCGGCAGGCGATGGAGCGGCACATGGCCGCGAACCGCCTCAAGCCCAACGCCTTCCCGCCCATCGATCCGAAGATTCTGGATGCGGCGGCGGCGGGCATGGTCGAGCGGATGGTCGCTGGCAAACTCGGGTTCGAGTCTGTCGGCGGCGTGGTGCAGATGCCGTCCGACATGAGCGGCGTGCTGGCCCAGATTCTCCGGTCCAAGGGAGTGCCAGAGGACACGATCACCGCGACGTTGGCTCGGATGGTGGACCAGGAATCCGAGGCTGGCCGGATCGACTCGGCCCGGTCCCGTGTGGCTCTGGACGAGACGACCGAGATCGTGACCCCCGCCGGTCGGCTGTCCATCGAGGACATTCTGGAGAACGACGTTGACGTGCTGATGACGGTCTACCGCCGGAAGGCGATTGGCGCATCGGCCACGTCTGAAATCTTCCGTTCGTTCCGGGCGAAGGGGTATGCCGAGGTCAACACCTTCGACGGGTTGCTCGGTCGTATCCGGTCGGAAGCCCAGAAGAAGGCGTTGCAGCCCGGCGCGGACATGCTGGCCATCTCCCGCGACCTTGAGGCGAACATCGACCGCCTGACTGTCGGCTATCGCCACGTCATGGGCGAGGTGCTGTTCCCGCCTTCGACCAAGTTGCGGGGCCGCGTGGATGACGTTCTGGCCCTTGCCCGGCAGGCGTCCTACGGCGTGGTGATGAACGTGAACGGGTTCGCCCAGATCGCGGACACCTTCAAGTTCCTAGCCCCCGAGAACGCCAAGGCTCTCCGCAAGCAGGTGCCCCAGTTGGACAGCCTTCTGTCAATGGCCCGCGCTGGCAAGTTGCCGTCCGAGACTGTGCGGGAACTGGAGTACCACTTCGGCGTGGGTGCCGAGGCTGTGTCCGAGCGGATGATCAACCGCTTCGATGACGATGCCGCCAGCAACCAGTTGGCTGGTGGCCGCGTCGAGACAGCCATGCGGAACATCGGGCGTGTGACTTCGTGGATTGGATTCTCCCGCCCGATCAACCTGTTCAACCAGCGAATGGCCGCCCTGACCGCCATGCAGCGGATCGGGGATGCGATCCTTGACGGAAAGACTCCGACCGCCATCTTCGAGCGGATGGGGTTGGGCGACAAGGCCGACCGCGTGGCCGATCAGATTCGCACGCACGGCAAGCTCAAGTCCAACAACGCCATCGAGCATCTGGGTCTGGACAAGTGGGACGACTACGAGGCGTATGCCGCGTTCCAGTCCGCGTTCGACCGGATGCGGCGCGAGGTCAACCAAGAGAACGACTTCGGCAACAGCACGCTCTGGATGCAGACGCCTATCGGCAAGACGATCATGCAGTTCCGCACGTTCGCCAACGTCGCGTACCAGAAGGCCACACTCCGGGGTGCCCAGCGGTTTATGAACGGCGAAGGCTGGGAGCAGGCGGGCACGATGCTGGTGAACTCCATCGGTGGTCTGCTCGGCTACGTCGCCCTCACTTACGTGAACTCCCTTGGCCGTGAGGACCGGGATGAGTTCTTGCAGGATCGTCTGTCCGCCAAGTCCCTTGCCACGGCCATGTTCGCCCGCTCGCAGTGGTCGAGCCTGTTCCCGCTGGCGGCGGACACCGTTGGCTTCCACGTCTGGGGCCAGCAGCCGTTCGCACCCGCCCGCAACAGCGGCTTGCAGGGACACATCCTGTTCGGCAACCCGACCCTCTCGCTTGTGACCGGCGCGTCCAACGCCGTTCGCGGTGCGGTCGCCCCCAGCCTCAGCCCGGAGTATTCGTTCAGCCGCGAGGACTTGCAGGCGATCCGCAGCGTGACCCCCTTCCAGAACGCGGTGGGCCTGTCCTACTTCTGGAACACGCTCCGCGAGGACTTGCCCGCCCGGAGTCTGGAGCCCCAGCGGTGACACGCCTCCCCCGGCAGGCCAGCACCGACCCGCTGTTCGCGGCGTTCACTCAGGCGGTCGAGCGCAAACTGAACGAACTGACTGATCGCATAGCACGGCTTGAAGCAGCGATGCCAGTGAGCGGCGGCACGCTTCCCGACATTACTGGACCCAGCGTTTTGGGCCTCGAAAGCGGAACTGGGCAACCAACCTCGATCACGCTTGGCCCCGGGTTCTCCATCGTTGACGGAGAATTGAGATATGAAGCCCCAGTGACCCCATGACAACCCCACTTCGCTGGCTCATCGTCTCTGACCTTCACGCCGGTTCGGTCGTCTCTCCAGTCCCCAAGGGCTTCGAGACTTCCGAGGGCGTGCGGGTGTCACCCAACCGCGTGCAATCGTGGATGAACGCCCAATGGGCTGACATGCTCAAGTGGGCGAAGTCCCTTGGCCCGTTCGGCATCATCCTCAACGGCGACCTCATCGAGGGGTACCACCACCGCACGACGCAGGTGTGGTCGGTCGAAACCTCCGACCACATCCGCGCCGCCGTGCAGATGCTTCAACCCCTGTGCGAGTACGCCCAGACGGTGTACGTCGTCGAGGGGACGGAGTGTCACACCGGCAAGTCTGAACTCGGCATCGGAGCCATGCTCGGTGCCGACATCCCCCCGCCGGGCGGGTGGGGATCGTCCGCCTCGCGGATGCTTCTCGACATCCACGGCGACCGGGTTGTCGTCACGCACCACATGCCAACGTCGAAGCGACCGTGGACCCGCGCGTCCGCCTTGGGGCTGGAACTGATCGACCACGTTGTCAACGCCGCCGACGCTGGCGAGAAGTCCCCCCGCGTGGTGTGCATGGGGCACCGCCACACGCCCGGCTTCTACTCGGACGGCGACCGCCTCGCCGTTGTCACGCCCGCATGGCAGGGGCTGACAAGGTACGGCCACAAGGTCGTCCCCGCCGCCCGACTCGTTGTCGGCGCGATGCTGCTCGATTGGACACACGCAACGAAGGGCCAGTGCCCGGGGGTGACACCGTGGCTCCGTCGTCCCCCGGCTGGTTGATCCTCCCACCTTGGATATTTCCTGATGGCTACGACCCGGACGAAGACCTTGAAGTCGAACGGCCCGACCGAATCCGAACTCATCGAAGAGGCGATCCGGCTGGGCAAGACCGCCCGCAACATCGGGGAGGAGGTGACGAACCTTCTCCGGCACGGCAAGCCCGTGAGCGTCATTGAAGTGGCCCGCCAGTTGGGCCAGAACAAACGCACCGTGGCCCTCTCATGCGAACCGCTGATCGACTGCGGTGTACTTGAGTGTGGCTTTGTGAAGTTGAATGGCCGCCGGTGCAAGTGGGTTCGACTGGCGAAGCACGGCTAGAATGTACCGCCGAAAGGCGCACCCTGATCGGGCAACCGAACGCGCTGCCGCCCCGTTCCACCATGAGTCCTTCGGGACTTGTGGTGGCGGGGCGGTGGTGTTTTTGGAGTTCACCATGTCACCATCTGATGTTCAGAAGGCTATCGCCGAGGCGACCGACCGCACCCTCGCCGAATGGCTCGAAGTCGGCGTGCAGCGAACCGGCCCGGACGGGATGCCGCTTGTCGATGACGACGGCCAGCCCCTCATGCGGAAGGTCAACGCCTCCGAGATGAACGCGATCCTCAAGCGGCTCGCCCAGTTGGGCCTTACCGCGTCCGCGTCCTCCGCACCGGCCAGCCCCGCCGGACAACTCATCGCCGCCATGCAGGCCGCCACCGGCCAGCCTGTCGTCCCCATCAAGCCCCTCTCACTCGTCACCCCAGCCGAAGACCTCGACGACGAAGCCGCATGACCACCATCATCGACCGGGCAGCCCAAGCCGAGTTCTTCGCTCGGCTCCACAACGAACTGCCCTTCTTCCTCAACGCGATCTGGACCGACCGCGGGCTCGACAAACACCATCCCCTCTCCGAGATCGAACACGACATGGTCCTCTACGGGGCCGGTCTGCTCATCCCCTCCCGTCGCCGGGGCATCCTCGCCCCCCGTGGTGCGGGCAAGACCCACCTCGTCACCGCCGTCCTCTCCGCCTTCCGGCTCCGCCGCGACCCCGACCGCAAGATTCTGATCCCCTCCAAGTCCGAAGGTGAGGCCAAGAAGACCCTCGCCCTCATCCGCGAGTGGCTGGACGCGGTGTGGTTCCTGCAAGACCTGGCCCCGCGCAAGTCTCAACGGGACGCCGCCACCTACTTCGACGTGGGAACGTGCAAGCCCGCCCGGCAGGAGTCCGTCAAGGCGATGGGCATCGGCGGCCAGCTTGAAGGCAACCGCGCCCACAGCATCTTCCCGGACGACGTGGAAACCAAGTCCAACACCAAGACCGTCGAAGCACGCGAAGAACTCGCCCGCCTCACCCGCGAGTTCAAGAACATCCTCTACCCGCACCGTGCCCACGCGACCGGCGGACCCATCGACCCCGTCGAGATCGTCTACGTCGGCACCGTCAAGCACGAAGAATCCATCTACCCGAAGCTCGAACGACGCGGATACCGCTTCCGCACCTACCCCATCGCCATCCCCGAAACCGACCAAGAGTTCATCGGCCTCTCCCCTATCGTCGAAGCCCGGATGCTCCAAGGGGTCCGCGACGGTGCAACCGCTCCCGCCAACTGCCGAGCCAACGCGCCCGTCTTCCCCGCCCGCTTTCCCGAGGAGGAAATCCTCGAACGGCGTGCCGAAGGCGAAACCGACTTCTTGATGGAGTCCATGTGCGTCGTCAACCTCGCCTCCAAGCGACGGTACCCGCTCCGCCTCGCCGACCTGATCGTCTGGGCCATGCCCCCCACCCAAGGGCCAACCAGCATCTCCTGGGGCCACCGTGACCCCACCAACCAATCCACCGCCCTCACCGACCTCGAATCCCTTGGGTTCGGCACCGACCGCTGCTACGGACCCATCGCCTTCTCCCCCACCTTCACCCCCTACGCCCGCACCATCGCATTCCTGGACCCCGCAGGCACCGGCACCGACGAGATGGCACTCGCCCTCGCCTCATCCCTCAACGGTGCCATCTTCGTTCACACCGTCCTCGGCCTCCCCGGTGGCATGTCCCAACTCAACCTCGACACCATCGCCTCCACCCTCCGGTCCTACAACGCACGCGAACTCCACTACGAAACCAACATCGACGCCTTCGGTGTCCTCCGCTCCGCCCTGGAAGCCGCTGTCGCCCGTCACAAGATCGAACCCGCCAACACCCCCAATGACCCCTTCGCCGGGCTCGGTTGGTCCGCAGCCGTCATCCCCGCCCGTGCCACCGGCCAGAAGGAAGCCCGCATCCTCCGCGTCCTCGAACCCCTCTTTGCCCACCACCGACTCGTCATCCACCCCGACGCCCTCCGACCCCACCCCACCCGCCCCCGCGATTACGAACTCCAACACCAACTCGCCGCCCTCACCCACCAACGCGGCTGCCTCAACCACGATGACCGCATCGACGCCCTCGCCGGTGTCACCGCCCGCCTCACCGACCTCGCCCTCTCCACCCCAGACCCCGACGCCCTCGAACGCGCCCGCCTCGCCAAACTCGCCGCTGTCGTCTTCACCGAAGACCATCAACAACACCAACCCGCGCCCCGCTGGTCCACCTCCTCCCGCTACAACCCGCCCGCTTACCGATGAACCCCTTGTCGTTCAAGTAGTAATTTTGTGAGGGGGTCAATCGATACATCAACAGCGGGCCGTTCCCCCCCTCGGGGGGCCTCGCACGCACGCGGAGGATGATCGCGCACGCATGCACGCGGAGGAAGAACACGCGCGCACGTGTAAGGAACTACGTCATCGGCTACCGTATCCGATGCTAACCCTCGCAACCATCGACACTTACGCTTGGTTGTTGGGCATGGCTTGGGCAACCCGGCATCACTGCACGTTGCTATTCGTACACATACGCGCGCGTGTACGTGTACTGGATGACTCCACCCGGTTCGTGCGGTCGGTTGCGGGAGGGCCGATCACCGACCCTCAACACCTACACACCCACACCACACGAGCGAACCGAAGCGGTAGACGCCGCGCCGATTGATCGTATCGGCTCGCTGGTGTCGATCAGCACGATGGGCGGCTCACCGCCCCAACCGACGATCCGCGACGATCCTGGGCGGTTGTAGGGCGGTTGCGGGTCTACCTTTTTCGCGCGGTGTCGGGAGGATGACAACGACCAACGGACGCGGACCAACTCGAGCGGAGCGGGTCAAGCGGGTATTTTTGCGGGGGCTGTTCTGTTCGGGTACGTTCACGCGCTGCGGCAACCGATTGGGCTGTGCAACCTCGTCAACGTAAAAGCATGATTCTACCGGGGCAAATCAGCGATTTCAACCCGATACCTACACTGACGGATCATACACGCGGCCCACCGAATCGCCCTCGAATCTTAGCGCGGCGTTCGGTGGTTTGGAGGGTGGAATCCGCACCACTAGACTGTGCTAGACCTTGACAGGAATCCGATAGAGTGTACGCTATTGGGGTCGGCGGGAATGTCCCGGCCGACAACGCAACCCTGACAGTGGAGATTCAACCGTGACCGCAACCCGCAAGCCCCGCAAGCCCGCCGCCGCCCCTCGCCTGTTCGCTGTCAAGATGCAAAGCCCGCACGCTGGACTGGCTCGCCGTTGGGTCAACATCGACAACCCGTATGACCTGGCGGACTTCCCCAACCTCTGCGCCAACCTGGCGGACGATGCCAAGCGGCTTGCATCGGATGGTACTTTCCGCACGCCCCTGGTTCTGTCCGAGTTCGGCAAGCCGGGCGTGTTCGTGTCCCTGGAAGAGACTCACGAAACCACCCAAGTCGGCCGGCTCTGCCTCTCTCGGACTGTGGAGCAGTGGCGTGCGGACCTGCGCCGGATGCTGGAGAATACCAGCGGACTCTACGCCAAGGGCTAACCCAACCCGCCCCACCCGGCGAACCCCAACGGGCTCGCCTGGTATTCCCTCGGCCGAACGTCGGCCGGGTTCCGTGTCCCTGACAGTGGAGTATCGACCGTGACTTACTACGCCATTCGCACCGCCAAGGGATATCTGGCACGCCAAGGGGATACCTCGTGGTTCCAGTCCGAGCCGACCGGGTGGGCTTTGTTTCTGACCGAGGACTACGCCCAAATGCTGGCCGAAGAGGCTTGCAAGCCCATCCACGCGGATTGGTCCATCTACCGAGTCTTTGTTCGCTAACCCACCCACCCGGCGCGCTCCACCGAGCTCGCCCGGTCTTCACCGTCCGAACGTCGGGCGGGTTCCGTGTCCCTGACAGTGGAGTATTGACCGTGACGAACACCCCGAACACCCTCACCCTCAACGAATCCGACGCGCTCGCCGTCCGAGCCCTGGCCAAGTGTGCCGCGTCCGAAGTGTCGCGCTACACGATCACCGGAGTGCACGCCAACGGTCCTGGCGGCTATGCCGCCACTACAGACGGTCGGCGGCTGATCTGGGCACCGATCAGCAAGGGCACCGCATCGACCATCATCCCGCGCGAACTGCTCAAGCGCGGCAAGATCGACCGGATGGAGATCGTCGGGGAGAAAGTTACCGCCCATCGCGGAGATGAGGCGCAGACCGCCCCCGCCGTTGAGGGTGCGTATCCGCCCATCGCCGAAGTGGCCAAGGTGGGCGGAGATCGGTTTATTACCGTCAACCCCCGCTCTCTGGCCGAACTGCTCCTGGCACTGGAAGAAACGTACCCCGACGATGCGGAGGTGAAGCCCGTTACGCTTTGCATCGGCGCAGCAAACAAGCCCATGTCCCTGGCCACTTCTCACGGGGCGGGGGCATTGTTGATGCCGATCAACTGCGAAGGGGATACGCTGGCCAAGGTAGACGCGGCACTCCGCAAGATCGGCGGATACCACGCCGATATCCCTTCTCCGCCGCCCCCTGCTCCGGCCAAGCCCGCAAAGGCCAAGCCCACCGAACCGCCGCCCGCCCCGGTTGCTACTCCGGCTCCGGCTCCGGTTGCCAAGCCCGCACCGGCACCCAAGGCACCCAAGCCCACCCCCAAGGCGGAGCCCAAGCCCCAAGCCCCGGCACCGGCACCCAAGCCCGCAACCCTCCCCGAACCCGCCGCCGCGCTGGTGAAGTGGGGCGCACAGTTCAACGGCACCGGGTTCACCAAGGCGGACGCGATCAAGGCGGGGGTAGTTGACCCGGCCGGGTGGAGTGTGGCACTCTCGGCCGCATACTCCGCCAAGGCACTCCGCCGCGTCAAGGAATCGCCCGACGTGCGGCACACTGTCTGCGCCTGACCCCCCACAAGGCACAGCGGGGCGCGCCGGAGACGGCCCGGCCCCGTATTCGCAAGAAAACCCCCGGCGCGGGCGTGTTGCCCAACACCGGGGGCGATAGTGGAGTATCAAGCGATGGTAGACAGTCACAAGGCACAGATGGAGGCGGATCGGTTGCGGGCGGCCGCGCCGGACATGCTGGCGGCTTTGGATTGGATGCTGGTGCGGTTCGCCGATCACGCCAAGTACGACGATGAGGACGCCGAGTGCATCCGGGCCGCCTACCTGGCCCGCGCTCGAGCTCTCGGCCAGCCCACCCCACAAGGCACCGCCGCCGCCGTGGCCGTGGCCTTGGGCCGCTCGCCCACCGAACCCGGCACCGCTCGGCTTGCGGCGGACCTCGGCGAATGATCCACCGCCCGCCGTGCCCCACAAGGTACAGCGGGCTTTCGGGGGCCGAGCCCGGCGGGTCCGGGCGTGTGGAGTGTTGCTATGCAAATGTGGACTTTCACCATCACCGACAACGGCCGCATCGTGGAGAATCTGGACGACGGCCCCTTTCCCACGCGGGAACTGGCCGAAGAGGCGGCACAGGATGCGATGGATTCGTGCTGCCCGCCGCTGGACCCGATGCGGAAGTTCTACCGCTACACGGTCCACCATGCCCCGATGTACGTGGTGAGCCCGGCCAACGCATCGGCCCTCTACTACGCCCTGGATGACATGCTGCCGCTTGCCCTCGCCTACTTGCAGGAGCGTGCGGCCAAGATGACGGCGGAGGATGACGACGACGAGGACGGGCTCCCGGCGAAATGGGAACTGGCGCAGCGGTACCGGGCGGCCAAGGCCGCGCTCAAGGCTTGTCAGTGACCATCCCCGCCCCTTGCCCCACAAGGCACGGCGGCGGATTCAAGGGGGCCGAGCGGCACGGGTTGCCGCGTGGAGTGTTGACCGTGACCCGATTCAAGTGCTGCGGCGAGGTGTTCGAGGATGTCATCGTCTGGGCTGGTGGGGTGTGGCAACGCACCGACAACGGCCAGCGATACGCCAAGTGGCAGGATGCCGTTCGTGAATACTGCGAACAGTTCCTCCGCGAGTCTGGCGGAGAACCCGACCACTACCGGCGTGCGATTGACAAGGCGGTCGATTCCTGGAACCCCAGCGTCGGCACCGAAGACTGACACTCCACCCGCCCGCGTCCGGCCAACGCCGACGCGCGGCGGTTATGTATACCACTGTTCGACTCGAATCGTGCGGCGCGTACTGGCGTGCCGCTTGGGCTGTCGGTCCCTACGCCCGAAAGCGCGTGCTGCTGGGGCCGAAGTCCGAAATGTCACGCACCGCCGCTCTCCGCGAGTGCCGACAACTCGCCGTCCGCATGGGCCTGGGTGAGAAGCCCGGCCACAAGGCACCGGGGCTGCGCGAGTGGTGCGATCATGTCATCGAGGGGAAGACCGACGCGCGAGAATCGACGATCACCGATCTGAAGTTCTCCGCCGTGCTGCTCGCTCAGGTCATCGGGGCCGACACCCGCATCGACCAAGTGACGACCGATCACGCCCGCCAGTTCCGCACCGCGCTGGAGGGGAGGACGTTCAAGCGATCCAAGCGGAAGGGAGCGGCCGAGTTCAAACTGGCAACCAACACCATCCGCAAGCACATGCGAAACGCCCGCGCGATCTTCGCGGCGGCAATGGAAGTGGACCACATCCGCGCCAACCCCTTCCGGCTGGAGTCTACCGCTGTCGTGGATGTCGGCCAGCACTGGCGGATGATCGACGAGCCAACGCTCCGCCGCATGGCGGACGCGGCACCGCACGCCGGAGCCCGCGCCCTGCTGGCACTGTGCCGCTGGGCTGGACTCCGCCTCAACGAGGCGATCCGCCTCCGCTGGCAGCACGTTGACCTGGCGGCCGGGGTTCTCCGCATCCACCCACCCGCTAACAACCGGGGGGAGGCGGCCCCGACGACCAAGCACCGCTACCGCGAAGTCCCCATCGAGCCCCGCCTCCGGGCTGCACTCGATGAGGCGTTCGATACCGCCCCACAAGGCACGGCGAGCGTGTGCCGGGTGGGCTCCAGCGTCTCCGCCCAAGCCCTCATGCGGGCGATCCTCCGCATCTCGGGGGTGCCGCCCTACCCCCAAGCGTTTCACGCCCTTCGGAAGTCGCGCGAGTCTGAATGGATGGCCGAGTACCCCGTGCTGACGGTCGCGGCGTGGATGGGGCACGACCCGGCCGTCGCCCAGAAGCACTACGTCAAGCCCCTGGCCGAACAGGTCGCGGCGGTGGTCACGCCACAAGGCACGACGGTCGATGAGGTCGCGGCCCTCAAGGAACAGGTCGCCCAACTCACCTCAATGTTGGCGAAACTTGCCCAACATTTGCCCACACCGGCCTGAGTATTCACTCGCCCCGGAAGCAGAAACGCCCCTGGCATCGTGCCAGAGGCGTTTTTTATACGAGGCGGACGGGACTCGAACCCGCAACCACCGGATCGACAGGTCGATGGTCCACCCCCTACTGCGCCCCACTATCCCGGTCACAAGGCACAGGACGCGGTTCAGGGGTACACCCGGCGACGGTCAGATACCCACAAATGCACCCACGTTGCCCAATTTTTGCCCAAAAACCATCGGGGTGACTACCTGTTGTCACCTCTGATTGGGGGATTGTACTTGAGGTTATACTCGTGCGTGGTATCCTGCTAGGCAACTGATAGGAGGGTCCGGGCATGGGTTGCATTTTCGGAAGCGTGGGTGATTCGGTTCGGGGATTCATCACCACGACGGGCCGGTTCATTCCCGACGAGGGACAGATCATCGAGGTCTACGCCGACGTGGCCGTTATCGAACACGTCTCTGGGCAGCAACGTCGGCTGCCTTGGTCGCGGGTGATGGTGGCGGTGGTGGGGTGGGGTCAGCCATCGCCTGGACTGCTTGCACGAGGTCGGGCAGGAACTCCCGCACGAACTCGGGCTTGTCGCCGTGGAGCAAAGCGAACTTCGCCTTGAAGGGCAGGCGAGCCCACCACAACAGCACGCCCTCGGCCGCGTCGAGCTGGGTCAAGCCCATCGCATCGACCGCTTTTGTCCACTCCTCGAACGATGGCTGGCTGATATTGACTGCGCGGTACTTCTTCATGGTAGTCTCCGGTTGGTGATCATTGTTCCCCAGTAGAGGTAACGGCGGCTGATCTGTCACGAAAAGCGAAAAATCTCACCATACCTATTGACGGCCAGTAAGTCTCCCTGTAGACTTACGCCATGCCCGAGAGTTCCACTACCACCCAGCAGTACACCCGCACGATCAGCGTCCCGGCGGCCGACTACGCGCGGCTGTCCGAGATCGCCCACAAGTTCCGTCTCACCAAGCTCGCCGCGTTCACGTTGGCGATGGACGTGATGCAGAAGGTCGATGACCAGGTGGTCTTCAACGCGCTCACCCGCGACCCCAAGTAGCACCCTTCCCCCTGCGGGCTGGTCAGGCCAACGCCGACCGGCCCGTTTATGCGAGACAACGCAACGAAGGAACCGAAGGCCGCTGGCCCCACGGTTGTCCCCTTGTCGGCACCCAAGTTCGAGGCCAAGCCCGTCTACACCACCCACGAACTGCGAGCGATGTTCGGCGTGAGCGAACGCACGCTCCAGCACTACCGCTCATCTGGCAAACTCAGAGCAATCAGGCTGGGCCGCGAAGTGCGGTACCTGCATGACGACGTGGTGGCTTTTCTTGCCGCCCAACGTGAGGCATCAAACAGGAGTTACGCATGACCAAGACAAGCCAGACATGTACTTGCCCTCGGTGTCACCGGCCCGCTTACGAAGTGTGGGAATCGGTGCCCGGTGGCAACGCCCGGTTCGCTGACTGCATGAGTTGCGACGAGAAGTACCAAACGTACTTCGAGTCTCACGCGGAAGCGGCGGAAACCCGTGCGGAACTAGCCGAGATGGACGCACGCGAAGCGGCGTGGCATCGGGCGAATGGGGGTGGCAAGTGAAGCACACCCCTGCACCGTGGAAGGTTTCGCTGGGCCACGGCGGCGAACTGTGGTTCGACCTCAAAGAGTCTGGAGAGTGGACCGAGTCCGACCGTCAGCTTGCCGAGGCCGCCCCCGACCTGCTGGCGGCGTGCGTCGAGGCGAAGCGGCTGCTGGGCACGATGTCCATGGTCGTCCATCCGTCAGCATCGACGGATCAGGAAACCGCCCTGCAAGCCTTTGGTGTTCTCGGGGATGCCATCGCCAAGGCCGAAGGGGGTGCGAAGTGAGCCACAACTTCATCCAGATCAACAAGACCACCAACACGGTGACGGTCCCCGCGACCGTGCTGGCGGACCTCTACGCGGGGTACTTGATGGGGCGGGTCGGCAACAACATGCCCGCCGCCAACGAGATCAGAACCCACCTCATGCTGACCATCTCCGATTGGGTCAACACCGTGGGCGACGAAGCGATGATATGGCTGACCGACGCCGGGGCCGTCACGCTGCAAGAGCGTGGGACCGAGGTGATCCAGCGTGAACGTGACAAGAAGGAGCAGAGCAATGAGTCTGTCTAAGGCCAAGAAGCCCACCGCTATCAAGAAGCGGCTCAAAATGTTCGTGTTCGGACCTGCTGGCGTGGGCAAGACCACGGCGGCGATCCAGTTCCCCAAGCCGGTCCTCGTTGACACGGAGGCTGGCGCAGAGAACGACCAGTACGTCAAGAAGCTCAATGCGGTGGGCGGCATCTACCTCGGCCCGCGTGAGGGTGCCACCAACTTCGAGACGCTGATGGAACTGGTGCGTGACCTGCTCTCCAAGCCGCACGACTACCGCACGCTGGTCATCGACCCGCTGACCGTCGTGTACAACAACATGCTGGACGAGCAGGCGGCCATCACCGGCACCGACTACGGCAAGCACAAAGCCATCCCAGATCGCAAGGTCAAGGCTCTCATGGTTCTGCTCACCAGGCTCGACCTGAACGTCGTCATCACCTCGCACCAGAAGGCGAAGTGGGTGAAGGGCCGGGACAGCCAAGGCCGCGAGACGCTGGCTCAAGATGGCGACACGTTCGACTGCATGAGCAAACTGGACTACATGTTCGACCTTGCTTTGAAGATCGAGAAGCGGGGCAAGGACCGGTTCGCTCAGGTCATCAAGACCCGCGTCGAAGAGTTCCCCGAGGACACGGTGCTGCCGTTCTCCTATGCCGAGTTCGCCAAGCGATACGGCATGGAGCGGATGGAAGCGGCCGCCGTGCCCGTCGCTCTGGCGACCAAGGAACAGGCCGAGGAAGCGGCGGCTCTGGTGGTCAAGGCTGGCATCCCCGCCGACACCGTCGAGAAGTGGATGGCTGTTGCCCAGGCCAACGACTGGGATGACATGCCCGCCGACACCATCGCCAAGTGCATCGCCCACATGCGTACCCGCGTCACCCCCATCACCCCCTGAGAGACACACATGGCTTTCCGATACGACCCCAACGCCCCGCAAGGCGAGATCATCCCCGCTGGCTCCTACATGGCGACCATCCTGGCCGCCGAGGAGAAGGTCAGCAAGACCGGCAACCCGATGATCGAACTGAAGTTCAAACTCTACATGGACGACGGCACCGAGCGGACCATGAAGGACTGGATCGTGCAGACGATGGCGTGGAAACTGGGCAAGGTGGCAGACGCGATCGGCAAGACGGACGCCTTCGCGTCTGGCGAGTTCAACCGCAAGGACTACATCGGCTGCAACCTTGAAGTGAAGATCGAACACAAGCCCGACAAGCGGGACGGCGGCGTGCGAGCGCAGATCACGGGGTTCGCCCCGCTGGCGGGCACGATCAACACGAGGGTGCAGCCCATCTCGGCGAGCAAGGACGCCACCGTCAAGGACGACGACATTCCGTTCTGAAACACCTTTCCCACACTGGCCAGCGGCGGGAACGTCGCTGGTCGGATTCGGGCGGCGGTGCGGTTTACTCCCTCCACCCGCCTCGTCCAGTCTCGGTCATCGCTGGTGCCGCATAACGGTCTACCCGTCCCGACCACGGCCCGTCTACCGCCGTGAGCAACCGACTCTCTCTCTTCCTCCCCGCCCGCTGCGGAAACGCACGGCGGGGGGTTCGCCCGGTCAGCGTGGACGGTGACACGCGGCGCACTTACCCCGCATGGGGATCGGCGAAGTGGGGATATGCCAAGGCCCCGCCGCCGCACAGGGAGGTGTTCCCCTGTGCAAGCCGGTTCGACTCCGGCACCGGGCATTCAACGGGCAACAGCCCAGAAAGTGAGACAGCATGGCAGCATCAAAGAAGAAGGCAGCGAAGTGGGTCGTGGTTCGGTCGTCGCAGTCCGGCGTTTGGTGTGGCGAGTTGGTCGCCGAGGCCGGAGACACGGTGACGCTGGCGAACGCGATGAAGGCGTGGCAGTGGAGCGGCGCGGCGGCTACGTCCGGGCTGGCTCTTCACGGCCCCCGCGACGGCAAGATCACCGAGCCGGTTTCGTCTGTGAAGGTGCTGGGGGTGTGTGAGGTGATCGACGCGACGGAGGAGGCGGTTGCGGCGTGGAAGGCGGTGAAGTCGTGGATTGCTTGACTGACGGCTACGGCTCCGGCTACGGCTCCGGCTCCGGCGACGGCTCCGGCTACGGCTCCGGCTCCGGCTCCGGCTCCGGCTCCGGCTCCGGCGACGGCTCCGGCGACGGCTCCGGCGACGGCTCCGGCTCCGGCTCCGGCTCCGGCTACGGCTCCGGCGACGGCTACGGCTACGGCGACGGCTACGGCTCCGGCGACGGCTCCGGCTCCGGCTACGGCTCCGGCGACGGCTACGGCTACGGCGACGGCTACGGCTCCGGCGACGGCTCCGGCTACGGCTACGGCGACGGCTACGGCTCCGGCTACGGCTCCGGCGACGGCTCCGGCGACGGCTCCGGCTCCGGCTCCGGCTCCGGCTACGGCTACGGCTCGTCCTGACCCCTCGGGGGGTTCGCCCGGTCGGCGTGGCGGCGTACACGCGGTCCGTCCTGTGGACTCAAGACCTCGCCGGTTCGACTCCGGCACCGGGCATTCAACGGGCAACAGCCCAGAAAGTGAGACAGCATGGCAGCATCAAAGAAGAAGGCAGCGAAGTGGGTCGTGGTTCGGTCGTCGCAGTCCGGCGTTTGGTGT